TAGATTTACTCCCTAAAGTAAACACTGCGTTATTGCAGCTTCCCCTACATATAGGCTTTAATTATTAATATCAAGTAAAAAGTCACAAATAGAATGATTGCATAGGTGGATTATTTGCACCCATGACAGACCCCTTAATATGGCCCCTCAGGATAGCCCCTAGGTTGCTCCCTATGTATCCCCCAGGGCAAGGCATCAAAACGCATAGGTGAGTGACCAGTGGCAGAGCAATGAGGCATCTTATGAGGGAACATGAGGGCTAGACAATCAAGCGGACAGGTAAAGACTGACATAGACAGAAATATATAATGAATACAATAGCTTAGGCCATGACATTGCACCCCTTATGCCATGTTAGGCTAACCTTATCAATGGCTTAGCACCCATTGTGCCGTGGCCTTGTGCCATTTGCCCGTGAATGCCAGCAAAGGCACCCCCACGGGGGGTATCCGTGCGCGGACCAATTTCATCATGACCTTTCACAAGTTTCTGACAAAATATCGGTTAACAGGGAATGGAAGTCTTATGGGCAATGGGAGCAGCTATAGGCACCATGCTCACCCTCTGTTCCCTCCTAGCCACCTTCAGCATCCTCATAAGGACAGCCTTTGCTTGCCCCTGGAGCCTAGCTATGGTGGTCACTTTAGCCATAGCATATGGCCTAGGTGGAATAATGGCCTTAGTGGGACAATTCCACTTATAGAGGCATGGTGGAGGTGCTGAGGAGTCGAACCCCAGGTCAGCTTCTAGGTAACTTACAAGGCACATTTACATGGGCAGGGTAGTATCAGTACCACTCCCACGACCAAAGCCTAGACTAAGCTCTTACCACTTCACCCCCGTACATGCCCTCCGTAGAGAGGCTCATAGGGTGGGGGTAGGCCATCCTACCACCCACCATCCTAAACTCAATACAGGGTCGTATGCTGTCTCAATTCTTGACCTTCTTACGGGTCACCTTAGGGACAGCCTTTAGAGCCTCTTTAGGGAACTCTTGGTAGGGACCAAAGGAGGGACCCTTAGAGGCATTCTCAATTACTGTTAGCTGGGCAGCTTTAGCTATGTTGTTCACAACGAGAGCCTTAGTGCCTTTCCTATAGACTTCCAGGTGGAAGCCTAGGTTGTACCCATCTTCATTCAGGATACGACAGAGCCTAAGGATAGGCGTTCTATCATCTGTAACCTTATAGAGGGGTTCTTTAGTGGAGCCTAGGTTCCTGATATTGTGAACCTCAATGGACTCAGGGCCAGTGATGTATGCTTTGATAGCAATGCTTACTGGCTTAGGTTTATTCTTAGTTATCATGTTATGTATGTTCCTAGGCTAAAGCCTCTTAGCTATTACCCCTTAGAGGGAGGTAGTAGGTGGTAGAGCCATAGCCTTCCTCCTTATGTCTCCCCATCATGGGGGAGCCTAGGATGCCCTAGGTGGAGCATGATGGACCTATAAGTAGGAGCCTCTGAAGCTCTATCCTATATCCTATGTTTAACCCAGGGCATTCTATGGTGGTCTAATTGAAAGTTATTCAATCCACATCGGCATTATTTCCACTTCTGAAAAGTGCATGTTTTTCCACTAACGATATTCCAGTTAGGAAATCCATGAGACCTTCTTAGGCTTAGCCTTGAAGGCTTGGAGCTTGTAAGGGTCCTTAGATGTATTCATGAACTTCTTCAATTCTTCTTCCATGGCTTTCTCTTGGTGGGACTTCACAGCCTTATCAACATCTCTAGCCATTTGCTCAGTCCAATAGGCAACAGCAATAGCCAGGGCATCAATCCTATCGTCCTGAGCTAGAGCACCACGTTCTCTCGTGATGCGTGTTAGCTGGTAGAATAGGGAGGACTTGGGATGCTCAAGGTTCTCAGCATCAGCTTTAATGACCTTAGCATCTACAATGAGCCTGTGCTGCATGAGCACGGGTTCGAGGGTATCAATGATACGTAGCTCCTTCTGACCCACTGACTTAACTTCTTCAACAGCGCACTTGTGTACACGGTTGAGAACGGGGAGGAAGAGCTGGGTGAACATACCATCACCGAAGTTAGCTTCAGGGACAATCTGAGTCACCTTATGCTGGGCAGCAAGTCCAGCTAATTTCCCTAGAGTGGCATCATCATAGCCACCTGGTAAACCACCAGCAGCAACAAGGAAGAGCTGACCATGCAGTATCTTGATGATAGCATAACCAGTTTCGTTCTTACCTCTACCGCTAGGGTCGATAGCCATGACGCAGCCTGTGTAGGGAGCCATAGCATTGTCACCTTCTGAGACCCAGGCAGGGCCATAGTAGGCATCACCAGCAAGTCCCAAGGTGGGAAGGTCATTGAGAGCATTGTTCTTACCAGGTCCCCAGACAACTTTGGAGGGTCCCATGTTGGGGTCCAAGTTCATCACAGGGATGTCAGAAAGTCTCAATGGATATTTGTCAGCATCCGAGAGGGATGTATCCAGCATGAACTGGAGTGCGAAGCCAGCCTTACCATATGATAGCTCACGTTCAATGAGGTCATCAAGATCAAAGCGGCGAGGGTCCACAGGCATCCCTGGCTTAGCCTCATCAGTACCTAGGCGGCGCGTGATGAAGGGAGCTAGGTTGGCACCGTAGGAATACAGCTTGGATTCCAGAGGATACTTCGCTGGCCATACCCGAGTCTCATACCCACGCTCACCTAGGAGGCGGTATAAGGTCATCTCAGTCTGAGGCGTACCCAGATAGAGAATGCGGGATGTAGGAAGAGGCTTCAAGATAGCATCGAACTCTTTCACAAGTTCTGACAGCTTATCTCTCTGCATCTGTGTCATCGAGTTACCAGGCACCTCAACGTCATCAGCAACGATAACATCAGCGCGGGAACCCGTAAGCTGGCCTGTAATACCAACTGACTTAACTGAAGGAGATTGGTCAGGCTTTGCAGGGCCAACATCGAAAGCGAGGTTAGAGTCACGTTGGTCTCCCTTAGGACGGAGGAAGTGTAGAATCTCTATGTCGTGGATGAGCCTTTTAACGAAGATAGCAAAAGCATCAGCCCGTTCTTTAGAGGCGCTGACGACCATAATCTTCGTGTCGGGGTTACAATATAGCAACCAGACCACATAGGCTGCTGTGAGCCAAGACTTACCGACCCCACGAAAAGCCTGTATGATGGACCGCTTGGGGCCATGTTGGAGGTAGTGTGCAATGTCATATTGTACCGGAGTAGGGTCAGGTAAGTTTAGGTGTTTCCAGATGAGCCATACAAACTTTCTGAAGTCATCCTTAAGCGGGTCACCTGTAGATACCGTTGTGGTGGAGCTAAGAAGTTTCTCCTTGTAGGTCATGTTATTTCCTTAGTGGGACCACATCAGCTTGGGGTGCATCAGGGTCTTCCTCGAATTGTGGAAGAGCATCAGCTAAGCGGTCTAATGCACTACCCTTCACAGGGATGGCATCAATGTTATTGTCTTTGAGGAACTGACGAGCAACACTCAGCATGGCTGCTGGGCATTCGCTCTTCTTGACTTCCTTCAAGAGGACTTCAGTAAGAGCAGCGTGTAGCTCCTGCATACTTTCAAGTGGGTTGGACATGGCTGGCCTTAGTTGGTGTAGAGGTTGGCCGAGATGGTCGCACCTGAGATGGAGCTGACGACAGCCCGCATGTGTGGCCAAAGAGGAATCGTTGAACCACCGCTAGCTGTAATACCAGCAGCAAGTGGAACCCATGTATCCGTTGACGATAGGCGACCTTGAATGGTTACCGTACCAGTACCACCAGCAATGGTGACACTGAGCTGAGCTGTCTTAACACCACCAGCGAACTTGGAGTTCACATTAATGGATGAACCATTACCATCAACCACTACAGCATTTAGTAAGTTTTTAATCATTATTGTTCCTTAGTGAAATAGTTTTGAAACGGCTGTGAGGAACAAACCTCCAACCGCCCCAGCACCAGCACACCATCCCAAGAGTGAAGCCTTGGCTTTCTCTAGGACAGAAATACGCTGGTTGTGTGAATCCAGCTTTAAGGACGTAGCTGTAACGTGTGTATCGTAGTTTTGGATAAGAATATCCATTTTACCTTCTAACCGACCTACGGCCTGGAAGAGGTTTTGTTCTGAGTCTGGCATTAGATTAAACTTGCTTCATGGTTATGTTCTAATTCTGTATTGGAATATGAACCAGTGGTCTTCATTGGCTGTACCTCCCGAGGGGAAGCGCATAAGTGCCCTGTCACTTGTTGTATTGGGTGTGACCGTACCTGCCACCGTGTTCGCCCGGCTATTTGAAACACCGGATACATCCGTGCCATCAATAAGGTTTGAGGCGATTGGTAACGGAATTTCTACCTGGGTATCAGTGCCACTACCTGAGGTAGGGTCCACATCAATTCGGCCTGATACAGTAACAATATCACCATTGCGTTGGTAGATGCACGGGTATGCTGTACTAGCAGCTACGTTTGTACCATTCACCAGGGTAGGTGTGTACACTCCGCCATCTAGGCTTAGCATAGCTCTAATGTTAGCAGCACTAATCCATGCAGGAACAGCGCCATTTCCAGTATTATTACCAAGCAAGCTATTAGCAGATGCGTTGACAATCTTCGCTAGGGTGACTTGAGCATCACCAATCTTAGCTGTGACCACCTGGCCATCTGCTAGGACAATTTTCAGTGTGGCCCATGTTACCGCTGTGGAACCTAATGTACCACCAGCATTAACCGTACAAATAAATGTATAGTCAGCCCACGTACTTCCTTCTTCCACCGCCACAACAGCAGAGACCAATTCTCCCCATGAGTTCATGTCATCTCTACGAGTGAGGGGCTGGCCCGTGCCATTGAATGTCCACACCCCATTCTCAGCGGGTGCAGATTGATTTTGAAGAAGGATACCATCTCCAGATGTGAGTGACTTGCCATCCAGTGATGATGGGGCACTACTAATATCTACGTTTGATACTGAGGATGCAACCACAGGGTTCTTCCATCGAATACCAGAAGCAGCAGCTTCAGCGGCAGCTTGGGCATTCTCAGCAGCCGTTTGTGCTGCTTCAGCCGCATCAGCAGCATCTTCGGCTAATCCCTGGGCAGCTTCGGCAGCAGCTTGGGCATCTTCAGCACCATCTTCAGCAGCTTCGGCTAATCCCTGGGCAACTTCAGCAGCAGCTTGTGCAGCTTCAGCAGCGATAACAGCAGCCACAGTACCAATAGCTACAGTATCAACGTAGTTCTTAGTGACAGCATCCGATGGGAGCACTGGTTCTCCCAGGTCCTCAATACGCAAGTCACCAGCGGTAGCTTGGCCTGTATCTGCGAAGTCAATAGGAGAGTTCTCATCAATTTCTTGGATGAGGTTTAGGAACTGACTGTTGGAGAGATTGTAGTCAGCAGCCTTTGATGTAGAAGCATCTTGGAATGTAACTTCCAGTGCATCTCTATCAGTCACACGTTTAATGAGACCGGCAGCACCATTAGGAGCAGCTTCATCAAGTTCAATCTGAGAGGAAGTAATGAATGAAAAGTCAACTTCTTCACCATCCACAAAGACTTTAATATCATCTTCCTCTAAGTAAGAGAATGAGATGTTGAAGGGTCCGGTTGTACCGTTCCCTGTAAATGTGTTAAAACTTAGGGGCATTTATTACTTCTCTGGTAGTTCGTTAATGAGCATGTTGGAGATTTGAGCAACGCCCATAATCTTGTTGTAGATGAAAAGGTTCTGGAGGGACCGAGCATCACTCTTGGTGAACTTCTGATCGCTCTGTGTAGCCGCCTGAACAGCATTGCTAGTAGCATTGAATAAGCTCTTACCTAGGTCGTAGGTAGGGTTACCAGTGATGATGTTGGCATCTAGTCCGGTTGTACGGTACGAGAAGGCGGGGTCTCCCCACGCCCAGACAGCAGCAGTATCAGCGGTCATTGGAATGATAGAAGAGTATCCACCATTCTGGAACGAAGCCTTACCAATAGCTGAAGGTGATAGGCGTTCTTTGAGTAGCTTACTGCGGTTTTCATCACCAGCAAGAGCCAAGTGCGTTCTGACCATGTAGGTCATGCCAGCAATAGCCGAAGTGTAGATGAAAGAATTGAATGCCTCAGAATCCTGAGTCTTCAATCCATACAGAGTCTTCTTCGCCCACGAGGTAAGCATAAAGCTACGCAGTTGGAACATCACCTTCTGCCAAGTACCATGTACCCAGCGCGGCGTTTCACCAAAGTCAGCTTCTTGCACAATCCTACGAGCTAAGCGATTACCCGCAATGCGGAATGCTTCAAAGCTCTCAGGGTCAGCCCTGCGCCATGCCTCTTCATCCACCCACTTAACCTTACGGTCAGACAGGAGGGATTTCTGAGTGCGGACGTTAGCCTTAACCTGGGTGAGCACTCGTTGGAGCATCTCATCAGGCAAGCCAATATCCTTCATGCGCTGGGCATTAATCTTACCACCAGCAGCCATGTTGACGAACCGCTGCATGATACCCTTGAGTGTCAATCGTTGGAGCGATTGGTTCACAGCATTCATGAAGTTGAGATCGTTAGCGAGGCGGCGGGTGTATTGTAGGGCTTGGTCGGTCTTCTGCATCCAAGGGAAATCCTGGGCAGCACCGAAGCCAGCTTCATCCATACGATTGGTGACAGGCGTAGTGAGGCGGGTTGAACCCACACCACCAAACATAATCTCCAGTTGGTTGGACAAATCATCTTCAAGGTCACCATTGGCCATACGAGTCATCATGCGCTTCATCTCAGGCACATGGGTCAGGATGGCTTTCCAGCCTAACTGCCCAGCCGCTTCACCCAATTCAGGGATAGAAGCTAAGCCACCATTCGACATGGTACGTGCATAGTTGAAGTCGCGGACTTGCCGCATGAGGGACGAAGCGATTCCACCTGGGTCATCCTCTAGGGAATGCCCATGGAGCCACTTCCAAGTCATCTCAGCGATTTGCTTGTTGCGGTCAAAGGTTGTTTTCTTCTGGCGGACATTACGAGCTTCCTTCTCAGCATTCGTGAGTAGGTTCTGGTAATCAGCCTTGCTTGTGATACCCTGACGAGCCAGAGAAATCTGCCCTGTCATCTGACGCACGTAAGCATGGAAGAGTCTTTCAGAGTCATTGTTCAGGAAGTCCGAGACAGACAGCTCCTTAGATACACCCAACTTGGATGTTCCCACGGTAGCTCTGAAGTTTTCATCGAGGCGGATACGGCGCTTCGCTCTTGGCGAGACACCATCTCCCTTGCCACCAGTGATAGACTCAGCGAAGGAAGTAATATCAGCGTCATCTAAATCCGTTTCGTCTTTCAGGAACTCAATCAGGCTATCTGCCTGGTCCTTCGATAGGATACGGTTTACTGGGACACCACGAGAATACCGAGAGCGAGACACTACCTTCATCAGGTGGTCAGCGATCTTCTCAGCTTCATCTAGCTCCACATCATTGGAGCCTCTCACGATAGCCTGGGCAAGGAACCCTTTTAGGTTCTTATCACCAAACTCATCACGGAGACTGTTGAGCTTGCCTTCTTCCCATACACGAGTAATGTAATATGGGTTCTGGTCAATGTCTTCAAATCCTTTGACAGCAGGATTCTCAATACCCTCACGAGCTTTAGGCATCTTAGCCAGTTCCAGCAGCTCATCGAACTGCCTACGGAACTCATTAGCCATGTTGTTTACATACGGGTTATCCGAGTTACCACCACGTACAACACGGGTGACTTCCTCAAAGAAACCATTGCGGGTTGAGATACTATTGGCATCCAACCAGCCCTTACCCTTTAGGTATCCATTGTTGTAGTTTTCTTCTACCGCACGATAGAATTGATTTAGGCGTGTGCCCATCTCAACATTCTGCCATGCAGTTGCGGTCTCACGGGGGGTTCCTAGCGGGTCGTCAAACAGGATGTTACCCATAGCTCGGAACACTTGGTTCTCGTCATTCTTTAGAGCCGAGGCCATGTCAACACGGAAAGAGCCAAAGGGCGTATTCTCAGTGGGACCAACGGAGTCTAGGAATGCTTCAGCCGTGAGAGGCTCAGATTCCTTTACACCTGGGGATGCAGCAGCCGAAGCTGAGCGAGGACCAATAGACACTGGCATCTCGCCTGTGACTTGTCCTACTTCCATCTCCTTCAGGAGTTTGTTGTTAGCTTCCATGAAAGCAGAGCCTTCAGCCTTACCCAGGAATCCAAATGGAGCACCCATAGCAAAGCCAGCGACAGCAGCGAACAACACATCATCTGACTCAATGGTAGGACGAGTGGTTGACTTGGCTAGTTCCACAGCAGCACTTGAGGCTGACGATAGGAGTCCAGCTCGGACAACCTTGGCGGTACGTGTTAGGCGGTTAGCCAGTACGTAGGGTGCCATCAATCCTTCAGTACCAATGGTCAAGGCCCATGCTTCGGGGTCAGTGAACCCAGCAGCAATTCTGAGGCCCATACCAGTAGCACCCATAGGAGCCAGCTTGGCTTCAAGGGCTTGGTCTCGCATGAACCTACCACGCATGGCCAGTGCTTCATTGTAAGATGTAGCATCACCAAAAGCATTGTGATATTGCTCGGGTAGTCCATCGGTCAGGGTGGCCCACTGTGCCTTATCAAACCCATTGAAGTCAGGGTCCGGCATAAGATCATCTCTATTGGCACCACCAAACAGTAGATGCAACTGCTCTAGTTCAGCAGCAGCTTGAAATCCCTCTAGGAGGGGTGTTTCATCTGCCTTCTGGTCTAGCTCAATCTCAGCCAGCTTAACCGCTGTGTCCGGTAGGACCTCATTCGGTTGGGCAGCACTTAGCAGCCCTTCCTTAGGTACGGCTGTATTCAGCAATTCATCCATGTTTCATCCGTTATTTGTCAAAGGTAGGTGCGGTAATAAAGTCGGGGATTGTAATGTCAGCGAAGGGGTTAACTTCACTACGAATCCTATCCGCCTTATTCCTCTTAGTAATCTTCTTGTTGAGTTCCTTGCGCTCATCTTCTGAGGCGGTTTCTCTATACTTCTTTTCAGCTTCGGCAATAGTCATCTTGCCGCCAGGGGCAATCACGACACCGCCCTCACGGAACACCCAAATATCATTGGAGCTTCTCGCTGGGCTGAACTCAATATCATCCTCGGCATACTCTGGGTGTGCCTTCTTGAATTGTTCAACTTGCCATGTAGCAATCTTGCTCAAGTAATCAGCATCATTAGGGTCCTGAGGGAGATTGGTGGTCTTACGGACCAGGGTGTTATTAACACGTACCCAGTTCTTAGTTACACCTTCTTGTGCTCTCTCAATAGCCACATCCTTGTCCAGGCCAATCTTGCCCAGAGTCTCAGCGTAGCGTTGCATATCAGACATAACAGCACCGAAGTTAGATACACCTTCCCAGTCAGCCCACATAGTTGCAGGGTTGGCTCGAACGGTATCTACAGCATCATTGATAGCTTTAGCACGGCCTGACGATTGGTAGGCATCATAGACCTCTCGGTTATTGAATGCCTCTCGTACAGTTTGCCACGCATCAGGGACAGTCACATTACCAGTCTCAGTGAGAGCTGCAACAGCCTCATAGAACTGCTCAGTAGCACTATCCGCATAGGAGCTGATAGCTACGTTCTTAGCCTTTAGCTTCTGGTATGTTGAGAAGCCATCTTGGAATGTCTGAGGCATCTCTTTGGCATCAGCCATAGTACCTGTAGCTACGCCAGCAGCTAGTAGGTTCTTGAAGGGTTCGTAAGGCTCACCATTGTTAGCAGCCATAGTGACAATATCATTGAACTTCTGTTCGTCATCACGAGCAGGGTCATTCGCAATGGCAGATGCCTTAGCGTTGATAGCCTTCTTCTTCAGTGATGGGTCTTGGATAGCCCATGCTTGTCCTCTATCTAAGAGTTGGATAGCCTGGCCAACTTGTTCACTCTCTTCACGTTCTTTCTTAGCCTTCTCACCTTGAGAGCGTTGGGCATTTAAGTTTGTAGTGATGAGTGATTGCAGAGTGTCCGCAGCCTTAATACCGAATGGTGCATACACCTTGTAGGCATTAGGGATGTCAAGTGTACCAGCAGCGGCATCAGCTTGGAGCTTAGCTTGCTGCTCTAGGGTTTTGTAGTTGTAATCACGCAGATACTCGTTCTGCTTCTTTTCCTTTTCGGTACGTGCGCTCTCAATGAGGGCATTCGCAGCCTTACCTTGAGGACCGGCCTTGTTAGCCAGGGGAGGAATAACTTGTCCCTCAACACCAATACGAGGTTCGTTTACAAGAGCTGTAACGACAGCCTCATTACCATCAGTGGCGTACCGCTGGGCGATCTGTAGGACCAGTCCATCCATCTCCCCAAGGGGGATGTTGAACATCTTGGGACCAGCTTCGTACCACTTACGGATACTCTCAGCGACAGCCTTGGGGCCACCACTCTTCACAGCTTCAGCATCATTCCACATAGTGTCGATGATGTTGGTGAACTTGGTCTCTTGGAACTCTTTAGCCTTCATCCTTTCAACTTGGTCAAGAAGGCTTTGTCGCCCTTGCTCAACAGTAGTCAGATAGGAAGAAGTGAAGTTAGGGTCAGTGACTTCTTCTAAGTCAGCATTGACACCTTCATCTACGAATGCACCAAGGTCTCCCGTGTTGTAATCGAAGTCGGTCTCAATGCGAGTGCTGAGGTCACGGATACGCTCACGCGCAGCGGACACACCAGCTAGCTTATTAAAGTTGTTAACATAGAACTCAGAGTTATTCTCCGCCAGCTTACCAGCCTTCACAGCTTCACGCTGTTCAGCGGGAGACATCTTATAGAAGTCCCTCTGGGCCTGAGCCTCTTGTTGTTCTTGGAATATCTTTAGTTCATCATCCAGGTAACCTCTTAGGGCTGGCTGCACTGTTTCCAATGAGGCAGCTAGGTCTAGGAAAGTGTTAGTCTTGGCTGGCTGTCTAGCAGCAACAGCGGTATCAACCGGAGCAGCCACAGGGCGGATAGCTTCAGGTGATACGTTGAAGTCCGATTGGACTCTCTTCTGTACCATTATTGTACTCTCCCACTTCTGGACGGTGCGGCCTTAGAGCCGTATCTGTCGTAAGCATCCAGAGAGCCAGCACCAATCTGAAGGGCAGTACCCAATAGTGATGGTGTATTAGGAAGAGGCATAGAGTTAATTCTACTTTGACCTTGGGCCACAATGCCCTGAGCTTCCAGGTCTCTTTGTTGCTGGTTATAATCCATATTAGTTTCGAGGCTCTCAAGGTAGCGCGACTCTTCTTTTGAATAATCATTCAGAAGGGCATCTACAGAGAGACCTGATACGCCAGCTTCACCAGCACTCACACGAGCACGGGCTTCAGCTTTCAATCGTTCACGTTGAACCTCTTGTGCCTTCTGTGAGGCAGCATCTCTCTCCTGCTGTCCCTGGATACCCAGTTGAGCAAGGTTGATACGGGTGGATTCATTTACTGAACGAGCTGTAGCAGCGTTTGCTTTAGCTTGTTGGCTAGCCATTTGCGATTGGCCAACGTAACTAGCTACCCCTTGGGCAGCAGTTAGGCCGATGCTAACGGCCATAAGGGTGGTTGGTTCACACACGGCATAGCCTCATAAATTGTATAAATGGTCGTTGTTCGACTCCCCACTTGGGGCGGAGTCCGATGAAGGTGAAACCCATCCATTGCAGCCATCTAATATGCACATGGTTTCTCGCATCAACAAAGTTGGTGAGAACGGTATAGCCTTCTTGTAATTCTTGTAGTGAGTCCTTTGCTTCTCGCAGGAACTTCACTGAGTATTTCTCTAGGGCATCCGTGGCGGTCATCCATGGGATACCCATTTGGGGATGCCCAGGCATAGTGACCACACCCCACATAGCGATATAACCATCTTCATCTTTAGCAACGAAGCACTTATGAGAGGCCCTAACACTATCCATAAGACAGTCTTTAGGGTCCTCTCCAAGTGAAGCCTGTATCTCGGCCATATCCGCCTTGCGTAGGAGTGGAGCCATAAGCTCCGCATCTTGTGTGGTAGCAGGGGAAATAGTTATCATGAGATACGCTTTGCTCTATCGTGGTAGAAACCTTCCCATTCGAGGGAGGTAATGAACATGGGTAGGTGAGAATCCGCAACAATTTCAATCTCTGTCTTGGTGTTCTCAGCCTGGACAGGGAACTTAAATCTCCCAGTCTCAATGGCCACAGCACCTATGATATTGTTCACAGAGCCAAGGACTCGGCCTGAGAAAATGTAGGTGTAAGTATCACGACCCAGCGGAGTAACATTCACTCTGAAGTAACCTGTACGGTCATAGTTCAGAGCACCATTACGAAGCTGAAGCCTACCCTCTAGAACAGCTACCACGGCATTCCCTACGTTCTTCCTAATGAGGAGCGTTGAAGGGACATAGCGTGACGCAAAGTTTCTTCCAAAGTAATACTTGGTAGTTCTATGGTCACCAGATACAGTGATAGTAGTGGCTGAGGCAAACTCAAAGGGAAGCATGTATCCCTCAGGGTTGCCGAGGTTAGTATTACCACCTCTAACCACAAGGGTATGTGTATCCGATGTAGCAGCAGAGAATGGGATTGTGATAGTTGTGACATCCGTTCCTGCATCGTAGGATTCTGAGCATTGAGCTTCAGTAACCCTTCTATCCAGGTACGTGATATAGTCTGAGTCAGTATCAGCAGCACCGGACTCAACAGCAATACGTTCCATGTAGCAGCCATCAGATCTCTGGATAACCAGATAGAGGGTGCTCTCAATGAACTCAGCTGCGAGTAAAGTATCAGTTGATGGGAAGGTCCACTTGGACCATGAAGATTGTAGCTTAGTATTACCTTGCCAGTAGAACTTATAGACATAGACAGAGTTAACATCACCGCTAGTCAGGAGGCAGATTAAGTCCTCGTTGGTAGCAGCGGCCATGCTGAATACACCGGCAGGGATGTAGCGTGGAACGTGGGATGTAATCTCAGAAGCGTCATTGACTTGTAGATCATTGTCAGTGAAGTATTCTAAGACCGAAGCCCAGGGTCCCTTGGGGGCAACAAAGTAAACATTCTTGCCTGAGCCAACAGGCTTACAATCTCTTACAGTCTCAAATTCAGTCGTTGGTGTAATTGATACCGTTCGTGGGGCCAGAATATCTGAGCCAGTCAGAATGAACTGAGTCTGGTCAGAGTTAAGAAGAAGGCTCTCATTGTACGGAATGGCGCTACGAAGGATTGATACCTTAACGTGAGCAGCCGCAACATCAATGGGGTCATCATCTAGCAACTGGGTAGCAGTAGCTTGGAAGAACCTGAAGAAGTCCCCAGCGCCGGACATAATCACATTCTCATTCGACAGGAAACCTAAGCGGTTCTTGAAGAAGAATGTATCTGTGATTTTGTTTCCAATGAAGGAGGGGTTAGGGTTGCTATCTAGGTCACCCGCATTGCGATCAACCCAGGTAGCTCTCTTGAAAGTAAAGTCACCACTAGATTCCCGCACGAGGATGTGGGGCATTGTAGCTGGGTTTAACTTATATACAATACCAGGGGCTACAGCTTCAGCCCATACACCGTTATATGTACCACCTGAGTTATTCGATGTAACGAACTTCACATAGTAGTCATCAACATTGGACTCTACAGAACCAACAATCTTAACATTGAAGTTCTCAATAGCCTTATAGGGCAAGTCAGAGAATGACTGTACGCTATCCTTGATGACGCTCATGGCTGTACCGCCAAGGCCATCCTCAGCAACAATAGAGAAATCTCCAGAGGTCTTGGTGAGGTAGATAACTGAACCTAAGTTCGTGATTGTGTAGCTACCACCAATCGCTGTAACCAAGTCGTTGTACAACTCATTAGCAATATAGGCAGTGTCAATGTTGGCCGTGTGGGAAGCCGAAGAACCATCAGGGGTTTGATATGAGGCTACAGTTGAGCCACCGATCTTGATGGTGTAGGTCTTACCATAGTTCCCTTGCTGGACCCAGATAAGAGCTTCCTTTGGACGGGCCGTAGAAGTGGCCGCATCCATAGCAGCAGTAATCTCTTGGTTCACTACGAAGGTATAATCAGCAACAGTAAGGCATTTAAATTTGGTCTTTGGACTTGAGCAGTTTAGATAACCTTTGCCATCTGGGAAGGCTACCGTCTTAGCTGTGCCATCAATATCATAAACAAACAAATCATCATCCACGATCACTACTTGGTAGCGTTCAGTGGTATCACGATTAATTGTGTGCAGCTTAGCAGATGTGAAGTTACTTGAACTAAACTTAGCTATGTGTTTGGTCGGGGGCCTACGCGAGAGAGCATCAACTGTACTTGAGTAGCAGTTCTCTTGCTCTTCAGCTTGGCTTGCCAAACGGAGATTGTAAGGCTGTTGGCTTACGCCATTAATTAAATTTGGGATTGTATTAGATACCAGCATACGAGCGCCTATCCAGAGTTCTATAAACAGTATAAGAACCTGACAGGACATTACCGTTGCGCTGACGAGCAGCTTCTTTCCTGAAGATGGTACGAGCATTGCGCTCTTCCTCTTCACCATAGCCAGTCAGTTCTTGTGAACCAATGCGGCGTTGTTGGAAGATACGAGCAGCTCTCATGGCGATATACGCCTTGGCAGCTTCAGGTAAATCCGAGAATGGAAGAAGGATAATCAGCTCAGCTTTAATATCATAATCAAAGGAGAGAGTGTGGTTGTCAGCGTCATAGACGAGCAGCCCACGTTGGACCAGGTTCTTGTCTCTATCACTGCCATAGGGCATGAAGGAGATTGTATTGCTAGGGAGGTTAATGCGGTACGGAGCAGTAGGCTCTCGCACCAAGGCATAATCCTTTAGAGTATTGAAGTACCAGCCAGCCATTTGAATGGACCGACTAACTTCAGTGAGAACACTCTTAGCTGTGGCAACATCTTCCAAGCCGGAAGCGTCCAAGCTATTCACTGGGCTTTCGCCAATAGCTCCGAGCATAAGGTTCACTGCTTCTAATTCAGTGGTAGGGGTAACAGAAGTCATTATTAACCTTTGCGTAAAAAATAGGAGAGGCCCCCAGGACGAACCTGAGAGCCTCCCCAAGGAGGAACTTATTGTGTAAGCAGAACTTACGGAGTAGCAGTACGGATTTGCACAGCCGACTCAGGACGCAGTGGTGCGTGACCAACAGCGTACTTGCCGTACATGAGCGTACCCAGGCGGCGATAGTCGTAGTGCATTTCAGTTGCCAAGTCTAACAGCTTGACCGTAGCAGCGGCGCTCGTGTGAGCAACCAAGCAGGTCGTGTTACGGGCATCAACGGCTTGACGAGTAGCAGCACCACCAGCCGTAACACCAGTCGTGATGTTAGTCGTGGGGAGGTTGTTCGTCTTAACCAGGGTGACACCACCAACAGCATAAACCTTACCGCTAGCAACGCTACCGTTACCGCTGTTACCGAACTCAACGTTCAGAACCTTCGAGCTGTTAGCCAGCAAGTAGTATTGGGCGGGTTTCAGGTATGCGAAGCGGCCTTCGCTAGGAACGTTCTTTTCATCCATAGCTTGAGCAGCGTCAAGGATAGCTTGGACCAGTGCATCAGCATCCGTGCCAGAGTTGGCCGAAGTGATGATTGTACCACCGTTATCACCAGTCAGAGTCGCGCTGGCTTGAGCAGCTTGAATCATCGTCTGGAGAACGTGCTTATCCATTTGGTTAGCCAGGGCTTCACCCATCTTCTTGGTATAAATACCACGAACATCAAAGTGAGTCTTAGCTTCGTCAATGTCAGCAATGAAGGCATCTGACAGCAGAATGTCGTTGATGGTTACAACGATTTCGCCGCTGTTGACAGCTTGGCCAAGAATTTCAGCACCAGGCGTATGATACGCAGCGGTGATGTTACCAACCTTCGGGAATTGTGCGCTCTTGCCTGAGGCAATCGTGCGGACCATGTGCTTGTCCATGGTGACAGTCGTTTGTTCAAAGGTCGCTAGAACTTCGCCAGCGAAAACTTTGAGGAATAGTGCATCTTTATCGGTATCACCGTTGATAGCACCAAACCGTGAGGGGGAGGCGTTTGCCATAATTATATTACCTTGTGAAAGTTTTAATAAGAGGATTGAACCTCAATCAGACTCTCACACTTCACGCACAGGATTATCTCCCGCAGGAGGTCAAGGGTTGTGTGTGGTTGTTTTGATTAGTAGGTTGCTTCACCGTCTAGGAAGACAGTGTGAAGGGGAGGACAGTTAGCGTGTGTCCTCAACACGTTTGGAGTATTAGGCTCCGGCGACTGTAATCGTGAAGTCGTCTGAGACAGCTTGGCCGAACTCATCGGTTGCCGTGACCAGCACAGTGATAACACCAACGTTAGCCAGCAACGGAGTACCTGAGAAGGTGCGGGTTGAAGGCGTGAAGGTGAGCCATGCAGGAAGGGCAGCGCCGCTGGAGAGTGTAGCCGAGTAGGTGAGCGAGTCACCATCCGAAGCAACGTCACCATCAGCGAACGAGTTGGAAGCGAATTGGTAGCTGAACAGTACATCCTGTGTAGCATTCTGGTTGACCAGAGCGTTAGCAACAGTGGGAGCAGCGTTCAAGTCTGCGCTAGCCTTCAGGAAAGCGAAGAGGCGCTTAGCCAAATCTTCGGCTGGCATATTGAAGTACACTGCACCAACACGAAGGGCGAAAGCGCCGTTATTCATGCGGGTCATTCTCAGTGACTCTACGCCAATTTCCTCAACGCCACGCTGAACAGTGGTTGTGACACCGTTCGTGCGGATAGAAGTAGTAGGAGTGGTAATAGTCATTAATTGACACCTTTAATCTTTTCAGTTGTTCTCAAGTAGCCAAGACCTAAGAGGCCAATTAGCACAGGAGAGAGTTCACCCATTCCCAACTCTGGGAGCTGGATGGGGTTCCCTGCGAGTGACGCAAAGAAGAGCATGATAGGCTGGAGCACATAAGCATAAGCGTAAGCACTACCACACACCCATCCAATGAAGGGTCGCCAACCACTTACGAATAAGTTATTGCTGGCGGCTTCAATCTTGTTAATCTCCATCTGACCTTGTGCAAGGTTAGTGGAAGCAGCGAGGGCAGCGAGTTCACCGGATTGCTGTAGCTCCATGAGTTTGAGCTTAGCTTCCGAATTGTTTGGGAAGATTTTATCGAGAACCTTACTACCAAACTCGAAGGCGCTACCTAGTCCGGTTATATCCATTAGAATGCCTTACTGTTTTTAACTTTCTGTTCGACCTTAGCGCGGAATGCTGGGTCCTTCTGATACAAAGGATTCTTCATATCAGCGGTCATCTGAGCCATGCTCTCGTAACCTTCGGCACCTGTGTTGATGGCTGTGCCACCTTTAATCAGCTTAGGGTCTTGACCGTTAGCCTCTTGGTATTTAGCCCATACGCCTTGAACCGCTAGTTTAGCAGTGGCGACATCTGAAGTGGTTGCCTTGTTATAGGCTTCCAGTTCTTTGGCATCCAAGTTTTGTGAAGCCCATTGAGCCATAGCATCAAAGTTCTCCTGACCACCAATGGACCCGACAACTTCTCCGATAGCTTTCTCTGAGACAGCTTTAATACCTTCGATATAGGCATCCACCATTGCACGGGGGATACCAGCCTTCTCCAGCTTTTCATAGCTAGCATCAGCCAGTTTGCCTTCCTTCTCGAACTCAGCCGAGAGTTCTTCCATCTTTAGGCCAGCTTGTTCTACCGCTTGATTAGCAGCATCGTCAGCTTCAGTACCTTCAGGTTTCTTCTCATCAGCCTTAGCTGGTTCATCCTTCTTAGCTCCTAGCTTACCCTCAAGTTCAGCATAGGCATCAGCCATGGCTTTCATAGGGTCTTCAGCGGAACGGAACTTCTCAGGGACCCACTCAGGGATTGCTGGCTTGTTAGCTTCAGCAGCCTTGGGGTCAGTGCCTTCAGCAGCGGCTAGTGCAGCAGCTTGGGCCTCATCAGCTTTCTTAGCGAGGGCAGCATCATTAGGACCTTCGGCTCCAGCAGGAGCAGCAGCGTTAGTTTGAAATTCTGCCATGGGCTATTACTTCGGGGTCATAATCTTGTTACCTGAAGGCAGCATATATTCTACGCCAGCTTCAGCATTCTCAGAACCAGGCCATGCTTTAACTTTGGCTTCTGGTTGTTTCACTTCCACTTCAGGCAGGGGAGCTGGTGCTTGAGCATCAGGCGCTACCACTACTGGAGTTGGGGCTTCTTGTTCTTTGGCTTTAGCCATTGGGGGTTTCTCCTTGTTTCATACTTTCGGATGCAATCTTACCGCCAGCGTTGATAGCGTTCGGTCCGAGTGTTTCCATCATTTGTTGTTGCTGCTCTTGTTGCATAGCAGCGGCTTGTTCTTCCTTGGTCTTCACCAGGCCATCCATCTCAACACCAATCGAAGTACCGAGGCGCGTAATAGCGTCATCAGCATGGATGTAGGTTGGGAGGGCTTCAGGTCCGAACACCTCTTGCAAGGTCTTCAGGAAGACGGTCAACTTGTTAAGGTCATGACCACGACCAATAGCTTCGATACCAGTGACGATAGCTGGCTTCACTACACCCTTAGGAAGGGGAGGAAGTTTCTTCTTCTTCGTCATGGTCGCCATAAGGCGTTTGACAAACGGTAGCTGGAACTCTACTGACAGGATGCTATACACACCGCCAAGTACATCTTCCAGTTCCCCAGCCATGAACCTAATCTCTTCAGCAGTTACACGCTCAGCATTACGCTGGATGGCTGAATTGAGGAGGAAGGCATATGAGAGGCGTTCGATAATCTCATTGAGGGTCTCGCGACCAACACGTAAATCAATAGCCTTCTGGCCTTGAACTACTGTGACATCATCTGCCTTGCCTTCGCGGACAGCCCAGTTAGGGGCTTCCTCAATATCCTTGGCATCGGTGACACCATTAGGATTGACGAGAACGAGACCCTTAGCGGAAGCTACGGTCCCTTCTAGGAGGGCGCGGGATAAGCCTTCACATGAGATTAAGTCACCAATGTATTCCTCAACGTGACCACGGCCATAGTCTTCACCATCAATCTTGTTCAGACGGAGGGCAAGCCAGGGGCAGTTATCAACGGGGTAGGAACCATCAGAGCCAGCAATCTTCTTGCCACAGGCTTCTTGGTACACCTTGAACTTATTACCATCACGGTAAACGTGGGTATAGAGTTCTACAGTCTTATCGGGGGATTTGTTTGTGGCATCTTCTTCAGTGAGACCTTCTCTGACTTCCTCAGGGAGGGCATCATAGGAAATCTTATCCAGAGCAATAATGTCTAGGATATTACCATCAGGGTCGCGCTTGCACACATAACGGTCCAAGCGGTAAGCTCTCATGCCACCCTCAGGGATTAGGAAGAAGAGGATGTTGCCACCAACTACGAGATGGCGTAAGCCTTCTCCAACGGTGACACGGATAGCAGTAGCTTCAATTTCACTCATCACTGAGCGTTCAATTTTACTTAGCGCCTTATCGACTTCAGCCTTCATATCAGGGCGACCAGAGAATTGCTCTAAGGTGTACTCATCAATGACTAGGCGGAAGAAAGGCGAATTAGCGGGGAGGAGGGCCAGCAGTAGCTTAGAGCTAATGTTGTTCACACCACGAGCACCAATGGATTGGTACGGGGTTGGCAGCTCGGAGCTACCTGTGTGGCCATCACGGGGTAAGAGAGAGGGGATAGTTAGTTCGGCGGCTCTTCGTGCTCTCTCTAAGAAGGGATGTCTAGTTGTGACTAGCTGCTCATACCTTTTCTTAGCCGTTGTATTCTCTGCTTCCATACTTAGCTAGGGATGTTCAAGCCTGACAGTCCACCAACAGGGGCGGCTGAGGCTAAGTCAATACGGAGGGAGTTGCGGCCTGTGCGGCTACGCTTCTGGCCACTGCTAGAGTCGGTGTCAATCCTTGGAGCCAACTGACGTTGGACCTCAGGTGCCATCGGTGCAGGGGCAGGAGCAACAGCAGCGGGAATCTTGGGGGCCTTAGGTGTTAAGCACATTGTTTAAGCCTTCAATATATTCTGTTCTTGCTTCTGCTTCTGAGCAGCCAAGTGTCTCACTACGGAGACCTGGCCACCTCTGAACATCAGCTTGCGTTCTGTTTCGTGTTCGTCTGGGGCAACATCAGGGAAAATCGTCATGAGGTACTTCATGAGTTCATCTGTAATCGGGGGGGCTTGCATTGCTCTTGTAATCCTATGTTTATCCCAGGAGGGTTCTATGGTGGTCTAATTGAGATATAACTTGCCAATATGGAAACCAAACAGGGGAGCTGAGCACCTATATAATAAGTGTAGCTCCCCTATGGGGTTATCCCCACTGCTCCGCCATAGCCTGAGCTATACCAGTGAAAGTGCGGCTCCGTTCCTTCCATCGGTCAGGTCCAGGAGGCATCATGTGAACACGCGCCTCTCTACCCTCAACGATGTCGGTAGGAATTAGTTTTGGTAGGCCCTTAAGCCACAAGCAAGTAGCCTTCGTTTCCCCATGCCCGAATTGCCAAGGTTGGATAATCTGGGTGGGTTTGCGAATGCGACTACTGATTATGCTAATGGGGTTCTCTAAAGCAATCTTCGGGATGTCACAGTCGAGAAGCATTTGAACGAAGTCCAACGCTTCGGCCTGTTCTTGTTTCTTATCCTTGAACCATCTAGCCCCTGATACCGCGAGGTGTGTGCAGGGTGGATGGAAGATTGCCAAATCGTAGGCCCCCCCCCGTTTGTTCAGAAGGTCCCTTAGGTCACCTTGATAGTGAGGCCCAGGGACTTCTGTTGGGAGAAGGTCGCATGATATAGCATCATGTCCGGCCTTAATAAAAGCATCTCTTACTACGCCGGAGTATTCACATCCAACTAGAACTTTCATTTGGGCCTAATCGTAATCACAATTTCTTGTGGCATATGGCCATCATAGGCTTCCTGGGTAAGGAAGCTCATCATGCGCTCACTGAAATCCTTCACTGCCATCTCGGCTACAGCCTTAGCTGTGCCTGACAGTTTAGGACAATCAGGGCATCCACGCTTTACAAACATGGAGCCTGTAACGTGGTCTCTGGTAATCTTTGCTCTCATACTAAATCTCCCATTACAGCCGGACGGTAGTTGGGTCCTTTAAGGATTTTCCCATCTTCCCTCTTCAGGGGCATACCGTTTGAATCCAGCTTGCTCATGTTGCTCTCATGGACGCGATTAAACGCTTCATCCATATCGAACCCAAATGCTAAGCCTGTGCCGTAAACGACATAGAGCATATCACAGAGTTCCTTGATGAAGTTCTCAGGAGTATCGCTTTTCACAATCTCCATGTATTCCTCAGCCATCAGCCGCTTGCGGAGCTGGAAGAGGGCATTCACTTCATCATCCCTAGTGTCCTCATTGGACAGCCGAGGGTACGGCATATCTTCAGCGCGGAGCTTACGACCCATGGGTTGCCCCATGATAGCCGTGAACTGCCTCACCTTTTGAAAGTTAGTTTCCACGTAGGGACTCCATCAGGGTTTGAATTTGGGTCTCTAGGTCCTTCTGGGAGCCTAGGTTGTAGATGTGCCTGTCAAAGACTGCTTTCTCCAGTTGGCCCTCACTCGCATGAGTGGGTTTAACTAGAAGGTGGGGTCTATGTATGTGCCAGGTTTCAACGCGCCCAGGGATGGATGCTAGCGCAGCAAGCTCATTGGGGAAGCGTAGGTCATCCACCACTACCTTATGACCTTTCATGGTCAGGGCAGCTATACGGCGAATGGCAATGCGAACCCAGAAGTCATCTTGGAGGGTGTTACGTCCCCATTCAGTCCCTAGGGTTTGCATCATACGACGAGGGGTAAGAGCACCGAAACCTTCTATGGGTTCCTCTTTTGCTCCACCCTCAATCATATCATCAATCTCATCGAAGCCTTTCCCCATGTAGGGGTAGAGAGATGCTAGCATTCTCTTCAGAGGCTCTGCGAATTTCACCACTTCGTAGCCATACTTCTCAATCAGGATGTTAGCCGTTGTGGACTTACCTGATTGCATGTTGCTACTGTACAGCCCGATTACTTGCGGGAGGTTTTCTTCCCTTTGGAGGGCTGTTTCAACTTGCGCTGTGATGCGCTTGTATTCGCTTTTGCTGACACCGAGGATGTTTTCTGCTCCTGGGCCGGATTGGCTTGGGGCTGTGGTTCTTCCTGCGGGGGTAACACTGGGGCGACTTGGGGTGGGTTCCATTCGATTACTTTCTTATTCTTTAGGTCATAGTCTTGGGCATGGCAGATACGGGCCACTCGTGCATTCACAAGAGCGTCCACTTCACCTAAGCCAGCCTTACGGAATGCTTCCACTACTACAGCCCACCAAGTAGCAACCTGAACATCTAGCTCTACACCATACGAGATGGTTGCAGCGTCTAGGAGTCGGGTGGCAGCTACAGGACCAACACCAGGGCAACCAGGGTAACCATCTGTGCTATCACCCACGAGGGTTTGGTACATATGGTTATAGGCTGCACGGCCAGGATTGATTTGGTAGAGCTTACCTTGCCGATACACCTGACTGGGAATGGTGAAGAGGTCTTTATCACCAGAGACAATTACCTTGTCCCCTTTAACCAGAGTCGGGTGGGTGGCCAAGATGCCGAGAATATCATCAGCTTCTAGGCCAGGACGGATATAAGTATTGTAGTTCGCTGTGATGTACTCACGGAGAGCTGGGAGGACCAGCGGCTTGCGGGTCTCCTTACGGTTACTCTTGTAAGTTGGCATCACTGTTTTGCGCCAGTTGCTTTCAGCGCATGTGAGAGCAATGACAACTTCAGCAGCGTCAAGCTCTTCTAGTATCTTCTGCATATCCTCATTGAACATACGGGTGGCTTCATCAGCGTCCGCATGGAGGGTCCAGATGTTGCCCCAGTTAGTTGGGCGTTCCACCGAGGTAGCAGCTTTGTAGGCGTAGATGTCTCCATCAATGAGGAGAATTTTCTTCGGCATTACTTCTTCGCTTTCTTCTTGGTGGGTTTCTTTTTCTTGGACGGAGAAGCATTGACCACGATGTTATCAACTCCCATGCCACAGTAGATGTCATGTTCAGATGTAAACAACACAGCCTGACGAGCAGTTTGCCCAAGGGCTAGTGCCGCCAATGCGAAGTTCTCACCACAGCCGAATGCTTGCTTCTTGCTTGGAAGGTACTCACCTTGAGGGAAGCGGCAATACAGCCACAAGCCATCAAAGCCTGGTTTGGCCACGATAAGGTAAGCCTCAGCTTCACCCTTCATGCCTTCCAGTTCGCTTCGGTTATTCGGGAAGTCTTCGTTCTTTGCCCCGTTGCGATACCACTCCATAAGAGCGAAGGAAGTATCACCAGCACCACATACGGCCATAGCCTCACCGTTCTTTAAACGATGGACCTTGATGCACTCTGTTCTGGTGTTACCCATTGTGAGTTGGCGGTCAGCAGCAAGGTTCTTACCGTCCCATGCAATTACTGTCATAGTGCCTTAGCCTTTCTCCGTGGGGGCATAAGGCCCTTCAGGATGTAAAGGTGTTCTAATCCTTCGAGGGTGATTTGCCATGTCCGGCCATAGTAGCCAGCAGCAATCCTCGTAGTGATGTAGCCTTCACTCGCAGCCATGGCCACGAAGTCCGCATTGTCTCTAGCGAAGTCTGACTTGGTGGTGAAGGATTTGGTGTGGGCCATCTCTAGGACCACTTGTAGTTTGCTCATTAGGTTTCCCCTTGTAGGTATCCCAGATATAATTGAAGAAGCGGCGGACATAGTATCCACGCACAATGCTAATCACTGTGAACAGGATAGCCATGAGGCAGTGTTGGTGCATTGGTATGTGAACCCCGAATAAGGGGAACACCACCATCTGAGTAGCCACAGCTATAACATAGCCAATGGCTGTGCCAGCACACGCTTCTATAAATGATTGTTTCTTGGTTTGCATTAGTGAGTCTCCGCCCAGGTATTACCTACCTTGTATTCCCCTGCTAGGGGGCAACGGAACTTGAAGTGCTCACCAACTCGTACAGCACACTCTTCAGCAATCTTGCCGATAGTGTCAGCGAGTTCAGCCTTGCAAGCAATCTGGACTTCATCATGGACCCAGGCACAGAAACAATAGTCTCCATCCCAGCCATGCTTGTAGCCACGAGCTTGTAATCCATCCTCCAGCATCACCAACCACTTCTTACAGACCAGAGCACCAGCAGATTGAAGCAGGGTATTGAGAGCAGCGTGAGGCGAACGGATGTGTACGCGCCGACCATCAAGGCCAACGATATATCCTTTGTGCTCAGCAATCTCAGCAACCTTATCCTTCAGGTGGCGTAACGCAGGAGTCTTCTCTAGGAAGGTGTTCTTGAGTTTCTTACCAGCTTGTTTAAGTAGCTTTGGTCCAGGGTTAGGCTTATCTCCGAAGAAGGCTTTGGCAATATCCTCATATGGGAGTCCGGTTGCCCTGAGAGAGAGAACAATATCATACACGATACGGCCCACTTTCTCATCACCAGCCCCATAGAGGAAACCGTAGATGAAAGTCTTTGCACCATCACGGAGAGCCGTGTGGAGCTTGCTGTGTTTGTCTCTGTCTTCATTCGTAAGCCCCATGCTTATTACATTTTGCCAGTGTACGTCACCTGTAAGCAGGACTTCTCCATACTTGCCTTCATCATACTTTGCCATGAAGTGAGCGAGGCAACGCAGTTCCAAGCCAGAAGCATCGGCACCAACCAACCGCCACCCGTGGGGAACGGTAAATAGTGCGCGGCATTGCGGACCGTAGGGGGCCGTGCATGATGGGACTTGAGAGATATTTGGGTAAGCGTGAGTTGCCCTACCAGTGACAGCAGCGTTGGTATTAACACTACCATGAATCTTTCCTTCCCTAACGTGTTTGAGCCATGCTTGGTTTCCATCGGCCAGTTGTCCCAGTCGCTTCTCAATTAAGAAGTAACGAGATAGAACCTGTGCTTCAGGATAGGGCAGCTTGGACAGAATGGTTTCATCCACCTGTGGCTGTCCCTTCTCAGTGAACTCCTTGGGCTTCCACCCACGGATAGTCATGAGGCGCTCAGCAACTTGAGGGCGAGAGCCAGGGTTGAACACCATGGTCTTCTTCTTCATGAAGGTCTCACCCTTGATGTACCCCTTAGTCTTATTGTTAGACTTGGGTACGAAGGGAACTTCAACTTTCCATGGTGGGAACACTTCCTGCAACTGCTTAGCAATCGCTTCGCGTTCCTTCACAAGTTCAGCATAGAAGTTTACAGCAGCCTCTTGGTTGAAGTAGAACCCATTGCGTTCCTGTTGGGCCATGACCCATGCGACACCGTGTTCAAGCTCAATAGCTTCAGGAGAATAATTCTTCTCCAAACAACGCCGATACAGTTCCACGGTTACCATCACATCCTGTTCGCAATATGCTTGCATCTCAGGTGTCCACGTTTCCCATCCTTGTTTATATTCACCTTTGTAGTTGCCAATCCGGTAACCCCAGGCAGCAAGTGAATAAGACCCAATCAGATTCTTAGGGAGCGACCCCACCTCAGCACGTTTATAATCAGTGTCTTTAATTGTGGGCCATATTAGGTGAGTTAAAACCATGGTGTCATGCACCTTGGTCTTACATAAGCTAAAGCTAGGGTACAACTTCTTTAGCACAGGGTAGTCGTATTTGATTCCATTGTGGAACACCACTAAGTCAGCATCTTCCAGTAGCTTAATACCCTTAGCAATATCTTTGCCGTGATAAGAGTAGAGCGTGTCAGTATCAATGTCGTAGGCTACCAAACTGTGTATCTTGGAGACTTCATTTAGAAGCCCATCGGTCTCAAGGTCAGCGACCAGTCTCATTGTCATTATTTAAATACCTTATGGCCTCTCTCAGGAGTGCCGTGTTATCTTTGAATTTACCCAGTGCAGCATTGCAATTTAAACATAGCAAACCCCTGACACGGCCTGTGTTGTGGCAGTGGTCAATACACAAATGTCTATTACTGGATTCTGGTACTAAGCAAATAAAGCACCGACCATTGGTTCTATCCCAGAGTGCTTTATATTCGTCAGGGGATAGTCCGTACCGTTTAACAATGAAACGCCTTGAAGCTCTTCGGTGGGCTGAACGGGTACTAGAATTAGTATGGTATCGGCGGCTATTATTTAGATTAGTACAGACTTTACATCTGCTTCTAGGTTTGTTATTTTCCTTCCTGAAGTGGTAATCCTGTAAAGGCTTAGCCACCCCACAAGAAGTACAAACTTTTTCTGTCATGGAGATTCTTATGTTTAAGCGTGAAGTTAGTCCGAAGACCAAGGCTCACACTCTGTTCTTAAAATATGGATTGGAGCTGGCGAGAGCTACAGCTTGGAAGAATATGAATAGTCATCCACTTACCTCTGCCAGCCACAAGTATTGGGCTTGTATTGTTCAGGCGCTTAACGCGAAAGCCAAACAAGGAAAGCCTTTAACGCAAAAGCAGAAGCGGCAACTGAAGCTACTAAAGCAGCAAGCATCAAAGCCAGCACAGGGGCCAGCAGCAATACTTCCCCGAAGTGCAAATCAATTAAGTTCATTATCTAAAACTCCTCAGTCTTATCATCAGGGAATGGACTCTCACCAGGAGCAACTGTCTCGAACAGTTTCCCAGTAACCACATCATAGCCAAAGTAAATCAGCTTCCCTGTGCTCCTTCCTGTGTACCTGTCTTTCAGGATACGGAAGGTTGTTGTTAAATTATTCTTCTCGTCTTGAGGGTCTCTCTCCAGGCCAAACATATAGTGGGACCAGAAACCAATGGCTCTGCTTCCCTTGAAGTGTTTAATCATGACTCGGCCACCTTCTTCGTGGCTCTTCCCTTCAGGTGTACTCAAGTGGGACACCAGGCAGATGATTACTTTCAGCTCATTGGCCAACATGGCAATGTCCTTCATAATCCTTTCCAAGCTCTCCCGTTCACCATCACCCTGGTCAGCGAGTGCTGTCAGGTGGTCGATGTAGAATATCTTGGTGCCTTCATTGTGTGCCATGAACCTAATGGTCCGAGACACAGCATCCCAGTCAGCGTTACCAAAGCTGTCATAGAGAGAAATTAAATCAGTCTTCTCCAGATTATCCAGAGCCTCAACCAGTTCAGCTTGTGTCCATGTCCCATCAGGGATGTGGAAGCACTTACCTACAGCTTTACCTACGATGCGCTTGGTGGTCTCAGAAGGTTTCTGCTCTAGGAAGAACAGGCCAACCTTTTGTTGGAGCACTTGGACATCGTACTGGATTTGGTGTGTGAGGAAGTCAGTCTTGCCGATACCTGTACCAGCACCGAACGTATAGACTTCACCATAGCGTCTGCCAAAGGTGAGCTTAGTTAGCGTAGGGGTGAACCATGGCAAGCCCTCTTCAGGGGCAGCTAGGATGTCATTACGAATATCAGCTAGGCGTACAACACCGTCAGGGCGGAAGGGCTTAGCGTTCCAAATAGCTCTGACAATCTCATCACCACGACCAGCTTGGAGAAGCTCATTAGCATCCTTAGCGGGTAAGTGGGCAACAAAGGCTTTACCTGGGGGGAGTAGTTCGGCGCATTCTTGTGCAGCCTTTTGTCCTGGCTCATCCATATCGAACATGAAGATTACTTGTTCAAAGTTGGAGAGGTATTCCAGTTGGCGCGAGATTGCTTTCTTCGCACCTTGAGCACCGTTAGGTAGTGATACCACGGGCCACTTATTACTTTGCATCTGGCTTACTGAGAGAGCGTCAATCTCGCCCTCTGTGATAACGAGCTTGTTACCTTTCGGCCATAGCTGTTGGCCATAAAGACCAGCCAGCTTCATATCACCTAGTATTGTAAAATCTTTATTGGGGTAGCGGACCTTCTGGGCCACCAACCGAGTGCCATCATAATAGTTGGCAATCTGTACTGTAGTGCCAGCCTTATCCTTACCAACGAGGTAATGGAACTTGCGGCATGTTTCTTCTGTGATGCCTCTCTTACCTAAGGCTTGGTAATCACCTTCAAGTAAATCGGCATTCTTTTTAAAAGTCGTTGGAGCTTCACCAATCTCACCATCACCCTTTTCACGATAACCACAACCAAAACAATGGGCGTGACCATCAGAATATCGAGCAAGGTTATCGGAGCTGGAGCATCCTGGGCATGGTTCATGTCGTAGGAACTGGCTCTCCGGCAGGGGTTCCTGCTGCTTGTTTAGCTTTTTCTTCGTCATCAAGTATCCTCATTTGCTCCTCAAACACAGCGGTTGCGTAGCGAACAACAGCGGCGTGTGTTAGCCCTGCAATCTTCCGTGCAAAATCACGGGGACGACCCTGTGCAATTAGCTTGAGGTATGTATTAAATTTAGCGGCCTCACGAGAGGCTTTAGTTTCTTTTACCATTGTGTCCTTAAATAAGAAGTCGCAGTGGTGGAATTGGTTATCCACCCTCTGAGGTTACCAAGGTTAAAGCTGGTCATGCCGCTACGAACGGCCTTCATAAATGCCAGCTACCTCTTTCAACACCCGTTCCTCGATGTGCCTGTTCAGGTCATCCGTTATTTGGGGTCTCGGCGCTCCCACACTAGATAGGGACCGCACTGCTCTTCTAAAACTTATTACTTGTAGGCTTCCTCATCCGTGTTCGAGAAGGTCAGCTTCGTCTTGGGGTCTAACGCCTCAAACGGGCCATGCTCTTCATCGAAGGCTTCACGTTCACGAACGGTGCCAATCTTTTCGACGGTGATACCACTGTATTCGTCAACCAAGATAGCAATGTCGCCATCATCAGCCAACAGAACTTGGTTACCAGTCTCGCTGACAACAACAGGAACATCTTCACCGTTATTCAGCAGCGTCACCAGTTCTTCAATCTTAGCGAATTTCTTGTACTCGCGGTCATCACTTTGGTATTCAGTGTTGATAATCATAGTGCTCTCCTTAGGTTTGAAGTTAGATGGAGTTCTTCTCCACCCAGGGCTTCACATCAAAACAGGGACACGCTTTAGCTACATTCGGGAAGTCCCGATGACCTTGGATTACCGCTTGAGGGTATTTCACTTTAAGGTCTCTAAGGAGAGCCGCTAGCGTGGCGTATTGTTCTTTTGTGAAGTTGTCTATTGGCGTTTTAGCATCAGGCTTTAAGCCTCCGGCCATGCAGATACCTACACTGACCGAGTTAAAGCCCTCAACGTGAGCGCCAATCTCGTCCCATGAACGGCAGGGGAAACCCTTCTCTTGGGTCTCTAGCGTACCGTCACGGCGGATTACAGCATGGTAGCCGCACTTAGCGAACCCGCGCTTGCGGTGCTCAGTGTCAACCCATACAGAACCGAAATCTTGTTTGGCAGTAGTGGCCATGCAATGCACGGCGATATACTTAGTGTCTTTTCTTTTATTCATAACTATCTTTAAAAATGGTTGCGGGAGTCAGACTCGAACTGACGACCTTCAGGGTATGAGCCTGACGAGCTACCAACTGCTCCATCCCGCAACGAAAACAATGCCCCATCTACACCTTTACCCAGGGAAGTGTAGGTTCCCGTGTTACTTCACGTGTTAGTTCATAGCGTCAAGCGCCAGAGGAGTTCTAGGGGCTACCATCTTACCTACACCAATCGGCTGGGATACGTTTATCGGCATACAAGAAACCATTCTTGATACACCAGTCAGCGTAGGTAGTATTACTTTTCTTTGATATTCTTGATTTAGAATTGGAGAATACAAACCGTATGTCCAACTCTGGGTGCTGTTGCTTAATGAGCAAATGCTTTTGTCGGTCGGCTGTTACGAAGCGGCCCTTGGTTTCAACGATGATACCATTCTTCAGTGTGAAGTCTGGAGTGTACCGTGATTGCTTGGCTGGCTTCATAAACTTGATGGTGAGAGTTTCATATTCGTAGGGGATACCCTTCGCTTCTAACTCAGCACCAACTGCCTCTTCGAGACCTGAACGAAAACCGTACTTCAAACCCACAGCATCAGCCGTGGATTTTTTCTTAGAAGTCTTCGGCATCGTCCTTGTCATCTCCCTTGGCATCACCGAAGTCATCCTTAGCAGATGCAGTGTAGCCTTCTTCTTCCTCGAAGCCGAAGCCCTTGGCATTTTGCGTACCAAATTCTTTCAGCTCAACAACCTGGACAGCTTCTAGCGCCAGCTTGATACCAGCACCAACCGAAGTTGATGTGGCGTATGGGATGATGGTGTAGGAGATCTTACCGATTGAACCACCACCAACATTAACGTCAGTGAGTGGTGTGCCAACAGCGTCGAATACTGGAACCTTGCGTTCCCACTTCTTGCCATCCTTCTTGCTTACGCCGGATGCCTTTGCGGTGAACTTAATTGCTAGTTCGCCAGTTTCGTTACCATCGTCATCCTCCAACATGCGGTAGGGGTGGTTCTTGATTTCCCACTTCTTCGCTTCCGCTGGAGTCTTTGCTTTGCTCTTAACATCAGCCAGGCAAGCTGCTTCAGCTTCCTTGAGTTTCGTTAAGATAGTCTGGGCTTCCTTGCTGTCTGCTTGGAGCACCAGTTCATTGGAATACTCGCCTTCAGGTTTGAACTTCGTATCCGGTGTACCCAGGCGTGGGTAGCGGAAGATGCCCTTAGGTGAAGTAAAGCGTTCCTTCTTGATATTATTCGTCATTATGTCCTTTAGCGTTCATATACTTGTCTTCAAGGCTGTCCACCTCGTAACCCTCAGACATGAGGCCCACAGCCACATCAAGTGGGGCGGGTTCACCTTGGTTCCAGTGCTGCATAGCGATAGCTAGATTAGTCATTGGTGTTCTCCTTTAAAGGGTTTGGTAGGTGGTGTTTCTATGGTGGTCTAATTGCCCCCACCAGTGAGTTAGTTGCACTAGTGGAAGGGTTTAGGCAAAGGCATAGTAGCTGTCTTTGACTAGGTTAAGGTCCAGGGTCCCCATAGAGGGGGCTGGGGGTATCTTATCGTGCTCTGTGGCTGGCAATGCAGCTAGGGCCTCATCCCTGAAGTCCTCGAAGACATTGCACGTTGAGTACATCTCTACGAAGGCTTCTCGTACAGTGGAGAACAGAGCATCTGTATCTGCTGCACACGTACCAAAGCTATCATGCACCAGTGCCATGCTGTTGATGCCAGCTTCCTTAGCCCGTACAACGGTGAGCATCAGGTGACTAGCATCCATGGAGTGAATGAAGTTAGGTGAGATACCATTCGCTTGGCGTACCTTATCCAGCTCAGTGGTTGCCTGAGCGTACCCCAAGCGCATATCCAGATTACCAGCGAGGGTAGTACGGATGCGGTGGAGCTTCATCTGCCTCACAGCTTGCAACACCATGAAGTTAGTTGGAGTGTGCCACACAACGGGAAGGTTGTGATTAGCCAGCACACGAGCAACTGTCTTCAACCAGTTCATCCCTTCAGCCGCCTTAACGACAACTTGAGGGAGAGCTTGGGAGATTGCATTGGCCATGAAGGATGCAGCCTCAGTCCCATCATTCTCAAACGGGAAGTCATTAGGCTTCTCCATCTTAGCGGGACGCATGGTGTCCTCCATGAGCTGCTCACGGAAGCCATAGTTAGCTGAGCCATACGGATACGTCATCACAGCTCGTTTGACACGCTTGCGGGTGATACCGAACTTCAACCATTGCTGAGCTACTTCTTCAGTGGCCCTTGCCTGGGTGTATTCAATGCACTTGTCAGCAACCTTCTGGTAGATGTCCTGAGGCTTATCTGAGGGGACCAGGTTGACAGCAGCGCCACCAACTTCATCTCTCAGTGCCATGGAGTAGTTCTGAATGCCTGAGCACGAACCATCCAGAGCGATAGGGATATGAGAAACAAAGCTCACGCCTTGCTCCATGTACCCTGCCCACTCAAAGCAGAAGGCTAGGAACTGCCAGGGCTTGTCGATGGTCACATCCTCCACAGCTTTTGTTGTGGGGTTTATCCAGCCACCTTCAACCCACCCACGATTAGCAAATGGGTCTTCAGCGATTGCTTTGATTTGTGCTTCGTTAGCATCCACCCAGTCCACACGGTCTTGGAATGAAACCTTGTCCACTCCAGCCATGTTGGCACCTTGGATAGCCAGCCACTTCACGCCATCTTCACCAATGGGTTTCCCCTCAGCGAAGTGCATAAGTGACTTCATAAGGTCAGGGCCTTGAGGGTTGAACGAAGGCACTGCATAAACTCTGCCTCTGAAGTCCAACTGGTACGGAAAGTAAATTCGCTCGAAGGCACCATACTTCTCAGCGGTTGAGATGCACTGTTGTATCTGGAGGCGTTTGGATTGGTTCTGGACATTGAAAGCGTAAGTGTCCCGTGCATCCTTCTTCCACTTGAAGTGTCTATCTTTATCGTAGCCTGGGAGCGAGGTGTCAAAACACACATGGTTTTTACGCTCGGCTTGCACCATGCTTCCGCAAGATGGACACAGAGGTAATGGAACGTTCTCCCTGCTAGGGAGTGGCGACCAAGTTGCTGACTGTTCCCATAGAGTTCTAGCAACGTCTAGAGTCCTTTGGTTGATAGCCCAGGGAACATTCTGCATAGTGTTAATGGCATCGTAAACGATGGGCATGTCATGGTTCTTCAGCTCCTCTAGGTATCCGCTAAGGTGGGTTTTCACCAGCGTCAGGCGTTTCACATAACGGGTCAAGTAGCCACCACCACGGGGGCCAGTCCAGGGGAGAGGTTCTACAATCATAGGCTCATACTTAGGCTGCATCAGAGCAATGAAGCTGTTACGTGCATTGACCCAATCTGTGACTTCACTCTTAGGGTGGATGTACAGCTCAGTGTTGTGCTTACCGTTCTGCTGCTTCACGATGTCAAACATGCCAGTCTTATCAACAATGGCATCAATGACACGGGAGCCTACAGAGACCTTCTCAGTGAGGGACCAGCTCTTCCACTCCACTCCACTTTCCTGAGACAGGAACTTCACGAGGTAGGCTTTGCGGCTGTAAGCCACGCGAGTCTTAGCCTTGCGAACAAGATGGAAATAGAGGTTGGAGTTCTCAGCTTCAAGCGCACGGAAGCGACACTCATCTTCGATGTAGTTGCCAATCTCCAGGGCCAGCTTAGGAAGCGTCTGTCCAAACTGAAGAGCGTTGAGGGTGCAGCGTAGGCCAAGGAAGGCTGATACGTTGGCGGGTAGTTGGTCCAGCAACTTCATGTGCGTGGCTCTGCGCCCAGCGCCACCCTTCTTCGCCTTATCAATCATCTCTTGGATGCCTTCACCAACGCTCTTAACGTGCTTGTTGATTAGCTCCTGAGCTGGGGCCGTGTTGGACTCTTGGCCCTTTTGTCTTGCCTTGACCACAGCACCTTCGTACTGCTTCTGACCCATTACGGTCATCTGCTTCTCAAGCTCAATCTGCTGAGCGTACAAATCGGTTTCGTCTGGTGTATCCATGGGGGCCTCACGGTGGAATGGTTGCATCAGTGGATAGGTGTAGGCAAATAAAAAGGTTAGCCAGTAATGGACTTAGGTAAGATAGGCTTCAGCTCTACATTGTAGAAGGTGTTGCGAGTACGCACAGCCTCTACCATAGTTGTGCGGATGGTAGTGCCATCTCGCCAGCGTACATCTCCGTAAACTTCACCTACCAAACATCCGGTGATGTCGATGTAGGCATTCTTGATGGTTGAGGGCAATCCATCGTGGCCCATGGCTCTCTGCATTATGCGGCCTCCAATAAGTCACGAGCCAGGATTAGCTCAGTGGGTACTAGGTGACTATAACGCATAGTCTCCTCGATTCGTCTATGCCCCAACCACTTCTGGACAAGGGCAATGTTCTTGGTCTCCTTCAGGAGCCTCGTAGCGCAATCATGGCGACAAGCATGGGGGACAAACTCATCGTCCTCCTGTAAGCCCAGGGCTACCTTTATCTCATTCCATCTATCCTCAATGCGATTGCTCGTGGCGAACTCAAAGTTGCCCTGGCGAGAGAACGCAGCGAAAGCTCTATTGGTGAGGGGGATGGAGCGCGGTGTGTCGGACTTAGTATCCCATAAATGGAGAAGTGGTGCATCATCAGTGAGAGTGATGTCACTGGCTTTCGCCTTACGAACCTCTGAACATCTCGCGCCTGTGTCCAGTAGGACCACAAAGAAGTCAGCCCATTGCTGACGGTTGGTATTGTTATAAAATCCCGCAATGGTTCCTCTCTCTGTGTCTGTGAAGAAACGGGTACGGGTAGTCCTGACACGGAGGAACTCAATGTCAGGGCGCTTGGCTATGATGTCCTTACGCTCCGCATAGCGGAACATCTTGGATAGCATAGCGAGGCGCTTATTGATTGTAGCTGGGGCGAAGCCTTGAGCCTGTTGGGTAACAGTGAAGTGCTCCACATCAGCGGTAGTAATGTCAGCAGCTAGGCGCTCTTTCCCGAAGTGGGAGAGAATGACCTTAGCCACTGACATAACACCAGCCCTATGCTCGGCCTTCTGCCAGTAACGGCTGAAGCAAGCATCGAAGAGAGTGGATAGGCTGTTTCCGTTGCCACTATGTAAGCGGTCAAAGGCCCTCTTCTGTACTGCGGGTTCTCGGCCAGCTAGAAGGTCAGCTTTAATCTGAGCTTCCATGGCTAGTGCAGATGTACGATCAGGGGCTTGCGCTCTAACCCGTTTGCCCTTGTGTTGCACATCTACCTGATAACCATTTGAACGAGGCTTCACAGTCATATTAACCACCTATCATGTGGGTTACTTTTTCATACAACTGAACTCCACGAGGAGTCAGTGTGTGTACCTTGCGGCGCAGTTCCATGGGGTCTGGGACACCCTCTATTAGGGCAAATCCCTTTTCCTTATGGCGGTTGAGTTTAGAGAATACAGCTACGTTCCTACTGGCCGAGCTTTCTGCCTGGTCAGTCATAGCGGCTATCTGAACTAGGGATACCCCTGGGTTCAACGCTACTGTAAGAAATGTAACTACCTGTTGCACAGGCATCTCCGGGTCCAACCTTCTAAACTCCTCCAAGCAACGCAACAGTTTACGAGCTTGGTTTGTTTTTATACTGCTCATGTCCTACCTCCCTTGGTTAAAACCATTCCACATATACATTATTTCTATGTGTGACGCAAGGGAAAAGTTATAAGGGCTAATTATTCAGGTACTTAGGCAGGGTGTACATGATGTCTAAGCCACCAAACCAGATGTGGCGTGTGGGCTTCACAGAACCCAAGTTGTAGGTCTCGAAGAAAGGTGTATAGCCACCTGAAGACTCATACTCCATTACAAGTTCACCTAGGTATTTGTTGCTAAACAGCGTGATATTAAAGTACTTCATGGCAGTTACTCCCCTGGGGTCGTGGTTATGGTGGATGGAAAGGTCTCATGGTTTGTTTATGTCGGCAAGGGTTATTTTTATCCTACTATTACTTAGGAAAGAAAATATCCTACTACGGTAAGCACAGCGATAAACACTAGGAAACCATAGTCGTGATCTTGATTTCCCATATCAACCTCCGTTAGTAAGTGTAATGCAGATGGTGAATACCAAGGCTGTGAAGCCGAAGAGGTGCTCACCCCACATGACGGTCTTCTGCTCGTCCACTTTGCGACCAATGAGGTAACAGAGGGCGTGAGCTACGCCGAAGTTAAGGGCGTATATCGGGAGGTAGTAGAAGGAACCTGTGGCCCAGCATAGAACAGCAGAGAGAATACCTCCCCGCAAGATGCCTATGTAAACCATGGCTAGTGTACAACGCTCAGTCTCATCACGGCTAGGCAGGATTGGACCTAACCAATCTCTGTCATTGGTCTCTGTGTTGGGGTTGAATCCACCAACAGCAAAGTACCTACCATGGGAGAACCACTTCCACGAGAATGCCGCAATGACTGAAGCCAGAGCAGCTATGTGATTGTAGTCTGAGTTCACCAACACTGCTACACCCACAACAAGCGACCAGGAGAGCCAAGCACCCGTAGTTCCTAACTCTTTCCCGAAGACTTTCTTTCCATCTCTGCGATACAGCCAACCGCTGAGCAGGATGAGAAGGATATTTATGATTGCGAGTAAAGGTGTCATTGTAAGCCATCCCGATTTACTTCCAGTTCATCCAGAGCGTCTGAGTAGTTGACCTCGAAGGGTGTAAGGTGACGGTTCAAGTCCAAGAGGGCTTGCCGTTCCTTGTCGATGAATGCTTGGGTGAACTTCCCTCTGTATTCATCTTCTTCAAAGTCATTGCCACACTCACAGTCTTTAAACAGAGGAGATAAGGCAACACACATTATTATAAACATCACTAGGAAGCCAACCATCATGGCTAGGCACTGCATGATTAGTAAGAACAAGTCCATTGTAGTCTCCTCTGTTTTCTAAGGTTGTTTACTTGTCGGCCAACACCAGTATTACGCAAAGCAATACGATGAAGAACACAGCAAGGGCGAAGCCAATCCACAGTGGGCTAAGAACCCATAGCCACGACCATGCAATGTAGCCTGTTAGTTTCAGGCCGATGAAGAGCAAGGTCAGAAGGCCAGCGAAGCTAGGACCAGCATAGACGTTTGTTTTATTTTGGGTTGCCATTGGCTACTCCTAACGATTTAGGCTTCTCATCATCCTTCAAGGTTTTCTTGTAGAGCTGATTAGATGCCGTGTGGAAGATGACTATGCCTTCAGGGTCCATGAACCCAGGGTTGGCATAACTACCGAGGTCCTTCAGCTCATTCATGATGCCACCCAGAATTTCATCTGATAGCGGACCACGATACAGCTCAGGGACAACCCAGCAGCATTCGGGGATTGGGTGTTCCAGCCAGCGCGTAGTGTTGAATAGTGAGAACTTCTTCTCATCCATTCCATACCCACGTTGGATGCCCTTACCCCACCACTCGCCAAAGTGTTGGCCTGGGCCTAACAGTAGCAAGTCTTTCTCGTTGGCTTGGACCCACTTAGCGAAACCGTAGTTGTCGTCTTCAGGGGTAATCCAGCGAGTACGAGAACCAGCGAAAACTTTACCGTCATCTGTGATAAAGATTTGTGCGTTGGTCCCATCTAGTTTCTCCGTGACGATTACATCACGAGAGTATCTGGCAATCTTGGGGAATGCCTTGAACTCTGGTTGCATTTGGCCTCCAGTGAACCAGCCAACACCAGCCTAGGAATAGGAGGATGAAGGTGGCGATTGATAAGTTGATTGCTGTGTCTGCCATCAGAACATCCTGTCGATGACTTCAACCAGATAAACCATGTCTATCTTGGTAGAGTCCTTCGCTTTCAATTCTGAGATGAGCTGACTGAAGTAAGCCACATCAACACCTGTGAGCTGCTCTTGGAGAACCTTGGGGTCCGACAAGTCTAGCGATTGGCATTGGGTAACCATCTTCAATATCTGACCAGCGTTGATGCTGTACCCACGCTTCACAAACTTGCGAATGCGAATGAGGGAGCAGATGGGGTAACGTGAACCAATATACTTCAGCTCACGAGAGAGCAGGGCTTCTAAGGCTTGAGGCCGTAGGACCAGCTCGTTACCTTGATAGGTCCAGTAGCTTGTGCAATGAACAAAATCAAAGTTCTCATGGATGACATCAGGCTCACCCGTAAAGCGCAGGATGATTTGAACATCGTTGCTCAGGGTGATTGCGTTACTGGACACAAACAGAGGGCGGTAAGGCTTACCCTTGACCTTCTTGGTCTTGGTAGCTTCTCGCTCTTCATCGTGTGTCTCTTGGATGGTGCCAGGGTCATCCATGACATCACCAACATAAGCACCAGCTTCTTCAGCAGGGCGACCCTCGAAGTAACGGTACTCTTCTTCAGCCCCAGCTTCACTGGCGATACCAGCGGACTTGACGTACACCTGAATGCGGTCATCCACACGGCGAACTTCAATCTTGCATGAGATACCAGATTCCTTCTGAGGCTGGAAGCGACCAACGTAGTAACGGGCTACAGCTTCAGCGGTCTCAGGTGTTCTGAAGTAAATGTCGAAGTCGTTGACCTCTTCACCCAACAGCATGGAAGCGATAGCACCACCAGTTACGATGACATCTCGCTTCACAAGGTCTTGAACAGCAGTGTCTTCGATGGATGCAATCCACTCTTCAACCTTGCGCTTCAAGATGCCCTTGATTTGTGGAGCACGAAGCCCCTTTTGAACATCAGTCATTATGTAATCTCCTTGGTACGAAGCCCTGTGCAGGGACAGTCGCTACCTTTTCGTGCTGGTCATTGGGAGGCCGATGAGGTTTTCCTAGGTCAACAAACACATCGTATTCGAGGGTCTGTTGTATTCCCGCTATCACTACTCGCGCAGTGAAGCTCCTGGTGGGACGTTGAGGGTCCTTTAAGAGGAGCAGGGGTCCTAATAGTGCCATATCGGCCTCCTTGTTTGACTTACTTCTTCGGTTGAATGTTCACCACAGTAGCCGACACAACTTTGAAGGCGTTGTGAGGCTCACGGCGTTGCCACTCAGCGGCTTGGTTTTCAGCAGCTTCCTTCGTGCGGAAGTCAGGGCAATAACCGTGACTGCAAAGGACTTGGTGCTTGCTAGCAACTTCTACTGTTACCTCACCACGGACTAGGCTGTTAGGCCCAGTGCGATAGCCAGCACGGTACTCATCACCGTTCTTATTGTAGTAACCACCAGACATCGGAGATTTGAACTCGCCCGTTTCCATATCCAGTTTCTTACTCTGGAATGCAGTACCAGCTTCCGTGGTACGCGAGACAGTTAGCTCAAGAATATCGCCAGAAACAGTGCGATACCGACCACCAACGCGAAAGGGGGACACCTCCACTGGTTTCTTGATGTCCCACGAGTGGTCATCACCATCATTCCAGTAAGTAGCCACAGCATCACCACGACGAAGGGCACGAGTATGGAGCTTATTGGTCTCCAGAGTGCCTTCCTTATGGACGAGGATGTAACCACGGTCATCTGGTCCAGCAATTACCTGGATTGTGAAGCCACCACGGGTCTTGTGAACTGTACCAACTGAGAGGTTGATAGTCTTGGTGTCAACCAGAAGTTCTTCCAATGACCATTCTTCTTTGAAGACCACGTTACCTGAAGCCGCCAAAACACCCCAGTTATCTAAGTAACCGATTGAGCGTGAACGCTTGTCTTCCTTTGCGGCCTGTAGGCTCGAATAGAAGTAAGCACGGAAGGCTGGCTGGCCACTGATTGTCTCTGGCTTGTCGTCAATCTTAGCGTACACACCGCTAGTGCGAGTACGGTACACACCACCAGCAACGGCTGGCACATTCACTCCACAATAACCACACATAGTTCTCTCTCCTTGTTTAGTTTTGATAAAAGAAAAGGGAGCCACCCGACCACCGGATGAACCCCCTTTGATAGTTCTCTCCCTGTCATAGGAAAGAGAATTAGTTTGGCAGTGACATCAACTCTTCGACCTTCACTTCCACAGCCTTCAACACCTCGAAGGGTGTCCCAGCGTAATGGCTTCGGCCCTGAGCTTCAGAGTCGAACGTCTGTTGTGACATGATGACTTCGCCAGTCTTCTTCAGACGCAACACCAAGACATAACGCTTGAGGCTTACACGAGTGAGTGGTTTAGGTGCCATCATGCGAATCGCACCACGATTGAATGGGAAGTAAGCAACCTTGATGGGCTTAGGCAACACACGAACGATGTCACGGGTGTCTTCCTCGCGGTGGTTAAGGAACCGACCATCTGCTGTCCACTTCTCACCATAACCAAAGTCCACACCTAAGGCTCTTTGCCCTGGATGGTTCTTGCCATGGATTACGTATGACTCAAAATCGTTAGGACCCTTGCGAGGTTCAATCTTGGTGATGTCAACTTTGCGACCATCACGTAGAACAACAGTGTCCCCAACTTCGACAGAAAGCGGAGCACGGATGCGCGTGTGTAAGTTCATCTTGTGGAACCCACCTTGCGGTAGATAGTCACCACCTTGATACCAAATACAATCAGCACCCTTAGCTCTCCCATCAATGTACCGACCTTGGTACTGTGTTGGGCTAAGCATCTTGGTAATCTCTACCGTATCACCATCATAGTCTTTGTATCGCTGGCCCACTACTAAGCGGACCTCACCACCGCATGAACGGCACATCACTCTCTCCTTAGGTTGCTAGGTTGTCGCCTTCAGTCAGCACTTGCCTGACCAGACGAGCCGCCAATACAACATGACCATCGGACCATAGCTTAGAGGTCAGGGCATCACACTCAGGTTGAGTGAGAGCAACCCATGAACACACTTTGCCATCTGGTGCTCTCGACATGAGGAGCCACAGCTTGACCAAGGTTTGTTGTAGAGGGCGGGTTAGATAATGCTCAGCGTGGGATACGCTCGGAGCATTTACAGGAGGGGCGAGAAGTTTCTGCCCAGGTCTCGGTGG